CTGATATTTTTGATTTTGCAGAATCGACACGCACACAGTGCTGTTGAGATTGCGGTTTTGCAGAACCACCACTCGCACATTGCTGTGGTTGGGGTTTTGCAGAATCGACACGCGCACAGTGCGGTGGTTGGGGTTTTGCAGAATCGACACGCACACAGTGCTGTTGAGATTGCGGTTTTGCAGAACCACCACTCGCACATTGCTGTGGTTGGGGTTTTGCAGAACCACCACTCGCACATTGCTGTGGTTGGGGTTTTGCAGAATCGACACGCACACAGTGCTGTTGAGATTGCGGTTTTGCAGAACCACCACTCGCACATTGCTGTTGAGCAGAATCGACACGCGCACACTGTGGTTGCTGAGGTTTCTCTGAACTTCTCCCAAGGCTAATAATGAATGCAGGAGATATATATGCTTCTCCCGCTGACGTCAAAATCTCATATGGCAAGATTGATAAACCATCGAGTTTAACTTTATCAATCTGCGTCTCCGATAAAACATCATCATCATTATCAGTTCCTGTTGCAAAGATGAAATTGGGGTCTCTCTTCAGAAAGAACGGAAGAAGGTCTATCTCATAATATTTCGAAAAGCGGATTACTTCGATGATTACATCGGGTGTTATTTGCTCTTCAAGACCATTGCATGCGAAAGAACCTAAACCATCGTTTCTGATTGATAACATTATTTTTTTAACAAGTTCAATCATCTTTTCGGTAGAAACACCCAAGATCGATTCCCATCTTGAATCATCTTGTTCTGTCGGGCAATCACAGACTTTGTTCATGATATGAAGAACGAACTTTCCCACAAGTTGGGAAAAATTCCCATTCGACACATGAGACAATGCTGTTGGCTTAACAATGCGGTGTTCATCATCCGAGAAGTATGCTACTGTATGAGCAAGTGCTCTCAAAACATTGAGCGACTTCGGAAAATCATCGTTCTTCTCCAACCCCTTTGTTTTTGAGTATTTGTGAAGAGCAAGAAGAAGCTCAACCGGAAGTTGCGAATGGAAAATCTTCCCAGCTTGACTCATATTGAGATTATACTTGGAACAAAATGTATTCGTCTTTTGCGCTATGCAACTGACAGAAACATCGATGAATTCCAAGGTGAAGTCAGAAACCTTATCTTGTTCTGGGTATTCAAGACGGGTGATCTCGAAACCAGAAGGAAAGACTGCTTGGTAATAGATAACGTGCGTTGAAACATCGCGGTTTCCTCTTCCGAAGCACTGCTGTAAAATGGAGTTTGGGACAAGGCCACGAAACAGCTTGACAGTCGCATCCCTTGCAAGTCGTGTCGCAACTTGCATGATGTCTGACACATAGAGTCTTGTGCATCTAGGAAAGGTGATCGACGATGAGAGCTTCATATGAGACCCTATGATGACGAGATGATACGTCGTAAGGTCCTTAACAGGACACTCCGACTGGACAAATGTGTTCCAAAATCGCACATTGATGACTTTGCTTTTCTTAAAGCTGTCATCAAGAGATGCAATTATCGTCTTTGCAGTGTTCACACCATCAACGATTACTACAGTCGAATCATTTACAAGCTTTGGAGCGGTTATGATGTCTTTGACTACAAGATGAATCAACTTCTCTTGGTATTTCATCGCAAAGCCCTGCATACTCTCATTTGGATTTGGAACCGGCTTGGATTTTTTCCCATCTTCTTTATCATCCTCCGTCTTCTTCGCTTTCCCCTTACCCTTCTTTTGGAGAGGCTTTGTGGGTTCTTTCTCATCTTCATCGACAACATTGATCGGGATGACATGTTTAGTCCCAATCGGAAATGTTTTCCGAGGAGCTTCTATCTCTGAGACCTGAATGAAACGCTGTTCGATGTTAAGCCTTTTTGAAAGTTCAACACGGTCCATCGTTGCAGAGACGCAAAAGAGCGAATGAAGCCAGTCTGGCTTTTTGGCAAAGAGTGAACTGATCAGACGATAAAGCATGACAGCCTCATAACAGCTCTCATGACACTCATCAAAAATAATGCTGAGTTTTCGACCACTTAGCAGATTTCGACAAAAAAGAATGTTAATTAACATGCTAAGTATCATGTTAACCACCGAGCGGTATGTCATGATGAGAACCTGCGTATCGGGTTTCACGAGGTCGCCCACAGTCTCATTGACCTTCCCATGCTTAACTGCGACATTGAGGCCATACTGCGAACGCAGATATACCGCAACATTACACGCCAAACGGCGCGGGAGACAGAGGACGAAAAGAACATCCGGAAATCTCCGGACCATTTCCGCAATAGAGCGGGTTGTCTTCCCAGACCCAGTATCCGCAAGAACGAGATGAACCTTTTGGGTTTCTGGAGCTTCCGAATTCATGGCTTGAAAGCCTTGAACGAAGGCTTCGAATGATGAATACAGCATCATTGCGACAATGGCTGGTATAATTGTTGTTAAAGAAATTACTACTTCCATTTCTTTTTTTGAGTTGTATCGATAACACATTAATTTTGAAAATTTTACCCATCAATTTTTTCTATTTTTAATTATACAGTTTATATATGACTTTTTCATATATAAAACTCTAGAATTAAAAATCATTACGTGATTTTTAATTATACGATAAATTATAATGAAAATGTTGTATTTAGGGCCCCATTACAGCCTATCGAAGAACGCTGATACAATCGAGACCGCGGTCCAAAGTGTTATCGATATGGGCGGAAACGCAATCCAAATATTTACGGGACCACCAGTATCACTAACACTCGGAAAAATATTCGACTCCCCAATTACAAAGAAGACCCGTAACGCCGTGTCGAGTATTCCAGCGTTCATCCACGCAAAATATATGATTAATTTTGGGAAATCGCCCCATGTGAGGAAAAACTACATCTTTCTCAAAAGATATATTCAAGATTTGGATATAAGCGTTCGTCTTGGGATGAGAGGGGTCGTCCTCCATTTTGGAACGAACTCCTGTAAGTCGGGTGCGGAAACGAAGTATTGTGCCCAGATTAATATGATTGATTCGCTGGTCCACTGCTTGGACCGCTGTCATAAGAAGGCGGTTCCCATTTTGGAAACGTCATCCGGTGAAGGAAACTACATCGGGAAAACCATTGAACATATATCGTTCATGTATCATAATATTCCGGCGCCATATCAAAAGCGAATTAAATTTTGTGTTGATACATGCCATATATTTGTGTGTGGATACCCTATTCATAAAAAGGGGGGATGGACCGAATATATCCGCGAATTTGAGAACCAGCTCGGTAAGAAGAAGATTGGCGTCATTCACTTGAACGACAGCGCGACCCCATTTGCGGGGAAAAATGACCGCCACGCCGAATTAAAGAAAGGCTACATATTCAACGCGAAGATGGGTGGGTGTGTCGATGCCTTGAAGGAAATATTGGATTGGGCTTCTAAGAATAGCGTCCCCTGTATTATAGAAACTCACAATAACTTCAAGGCGCAGATAGCACTCGGTAGGAAATTGGTCGGAGAGAAACAATCGGGGGGTGGAGTCAGGATAACGCAGGACCAATTGGCAGGAATTATCGACTGTTTTCAGGCACTCGCGGAATACAATCAGGCGCAGGGAAACATCCATCAATATCACGCGTATCACAACGCAGTTCTAAAATTATCGCGCGAGGATTCTCCGGCGGACGTGGATGATATTGGGAAAATTGAGGGGTTCGGAGAAGGGCTAATAGGAAAGATTGAGGAATACGTCGCGACTGGCCGGATGGAGAAGCTGGAAGCGATGAAGAAGAATAAATACCTGACGCAACTGATTGATCTGACATCCGTTTATGGAATTGGGCCCGTCTTCGCCAAAAAGCTCATCCACGCCGGAATAACATCAATCCCGAAACTTATGGAATCACGCGAGAGTTTAACAGATGCGCAGAAATACGGGCTCGAATATTATGATGATTTACGAATTAAAATCCAGCGGAAAACGATTGAGCGCGTGGTCGCGTATTTGAGGAAAGTGGTAGGGGTGGAAATTGAAATAATGGGTGGGTATAGGTTGGGTAAAAAATATAGTCATGACATCGATATTTTAGTGGTTGGAGAAGGCGTGTCTATTGCGAATATAATTGAGAAATTGAGGAAAAATACGGTGGCCGTTGTTGAGGCGGGGGAGCGGATGGCCATATTGTTCGCGAGGTTCCCTTGCTGTAAGCATGTTGTCCATTTGGACATTCGGATAAGCGATGAGAAAATGAGGGCATTTTACACGCTGTATTTTGGGAGTGGGGAGAATTTCAGTAGGAAGATACGGAAAATCGCAAAGGAGCAGGGATATACATTGAGTGAACACGGCTTCCGGAAGAATGGGAAATATATTGCGGGGGATTTTTCGACGGAGCGGAAAATATTTGATTTTTTGAAAGTTCCATATGTGGAACCGAAAGATAGGTTATAATTATTTGAACGCCATGGTACTGTTGATTTTCAAGGATTAAAAACTTCCTTGATTCCCCAATACGATTTTAACAACTCGATGGAAAACATTTTTTCCGTTCCGTCTGAAAAAACACACTTAAACCTGCCTCCTGAAATACACTCAATTGAGACAAACACTTTTGGGTTCGAATAACATGTGATTTGGAATGTAGCAAAAATGGCAGTCGCACTTTCGGATGAAAATCCAGATAGATAGCTTTGCCCACCACTGTAAATCAGGATTATATATAATCCAGTTGATCGTATCTCATACACCTTCAAAGAACTAATGTTCAATAAATTGAATTCAACCTTCAAATCTGGATTATCTAAAGAACCATTAGTTGTCAGTCTATTGTAGAATAGGTCATTATTCAAAACCCAGAAATAATGTTTACGTCCAAAAAATGCCAGTACCTCTATCACTTCGTTCTTAGGACCAGTGAGACCTGTTTCTCCTTGTGGACCAGTGAGACCTGTTTCTCCTTGTGGGCCAGTAAGACCTGTTGTTCCTTGTGGACCTGTTGGACCGCATTGCGAAAAGTTTTGAAAAGGTTTGACTTCCTTAGCGACAGTGATGTCAGGTGAATCATCTGGTGGGCTTAATTCGAGTAAGTTCTGTGATGCAGACCAGTCAATTGGAAGAACATTGAGGTCGCGTAATGCGGACCAGTCAATTGGAAGAACATTGAGGTCACGTAATGCGGACCAGTCAATTGGAAGAACATTGAGGTCGCGTAATGCGGACCAGTCAATTGGAAGAACATTGAGGTCGCGTAATGCGGACCAGTCAATTGGAAGAACATTGAGGTCGCGTAATGCGGACTCATCGAATTGAACAACTTCGAGGGCTCTTGATTCATCAAGGTCAACATGTACCCAATCCTCTGACAAGTTGATCTTCTGATAAGTCGATCTTCTTAGTTTGGACGACATTTGTTGCATTAAACACGAAATGATTTTGGAAGGATCGTAGCCCGACTCCAATAATCCTCCAAGTTGTTGGAGGTATTTCGAAACAGTTCTCAAAACATTTGTGCCAACAACATGACATGATGTGATGATTTGGTTGAGAAAATCAGAAGGAATTGCAACGGTGATTGACAAACTGTTACTGTAGCCAGAACAAATATCCATTGAAACAACAATGTGATGATTTCTTTGGAAGACAGACAAGAGACCATTTGATGCGGGCGCTCTGTTGCTTTCAATAACTTCGGTGATTGGAGGACTGTAATGCGGAAAGTCTTGATGACGATCGACTATCTTGGTTTCTATCAACAATTGAATGTTAATGTCGTCATATGTCCGCGAAATTTCATGAAGTCTGGCTATATAATTGTCGATTTCAAAAGCTTTGATTGCAGACTCATCATCATGAGATTTATCGGAAAAATCACAGGTGGTTGGAGGTGCTTGATCAGTCTGAGGATGATCATCTTGGATGACCGATAAGACACCTTCGATCTTTTTGATCGATATTATACGACCATCTTTCGAGAGTTTATACTCAGATGGGTTCCAAACATGTTCACAAATGCTGACATTGTTAACAACACCAGTGGTGTGATTCTTAACAGCACCAATGAAGGAAATTTTCAACTTTCCATCTTTATCCTTTTCGATGGTGATGCGATTTGGCTCAATGCTAAAATTGAAAAACAAAAAGGAATGCCGTAAATGTTCTTCTTCTTTTTTTCCATCATCACCGCAATCAAAATTCGTCAAAAAGAGACGTCCGTAAAAGGATTTAGATTTAGATTTAGTATTGTGACATAGTGCAAGATATATCTGATCATAGAACAAGCTCAATTCTTTGCCCACTGAATCATCCATATGATTTGCCATTAGATTATGCTCCCAAATCGATTTAATCTGGTTGTCTTTGTCGAATTTTGGTTTTTGTTGTTGTTGTTTTTTTGAGAATCGGTTACCCATTGTGATTATATGTATCAAAACATCCTATTAAAATTTTGTTAAATTTACCCATCAATTTTTTTCAATTAGAAAATAATCATATGACGCATAATTATAAATCATCCGAGGATTTAATTTCGCAGTTTTTTATTCGGCTTTTTATTTGTTTCTTCCTCGACCACGGAAAATTGTTCAATTCTTGAACGGCAACTCCGAGCTCTTTTCTCCGGCTTTGTCATCTGAAGACTGAAAAAATCAGGCGGAACTGAAAATAGATTCAACTTTTGAAATTTCTCCATATAGTCGTCTTCGATGAGAGGTTCTTGGTCCAGATGCATTGTCACTTCATACCATCTTGGGACAAGTATCCTCGCAATTCTCAGAAAAACATCTGGTTCAAATCGTAATCCGGACAAAATTTGGGTGATGTCTTCAAAAACTTCATTGAACATCGGATTTCCTTCGGTTGGGTCTTTGAAGCAAGCTCCTGCGGTGAAAAATGAAAGAACATGAAGTTGATCTCCTTTTCTCACAAATTCAATCCAAAGCTCATAATAAATATGCCCATTTGGACATTTAAGTTCGACGAATATCAAACAAAAGGCTCCATTTGGAATTGAGTTTTTTAGTTCAGAATACGTGAAATGATGCACAGTTCTTGTGATCGGAAAGCATCCTCTACTAAGCTTACGTCGGCAAAGTTGAACACGACATGCTACAAGTGCTGTTCGCGGGTCAATCGCTGGCTGTTGGCGAACGTTTATTAGTTGTTTTAACTGGTTTAAAAAATTTATATTTACTTGGAATAACGACATTTTATTGGAATATAATTATATAAAAATTAATTACTATTACCATCAATTTTTTAATTATAACAAATTACTTGATTTGGCCAGTAAAATAATGACTTTTTACGATTTTTATTTCTCAATAGGACTTCAATGTGATGGCGTGTGGTTGTGCGTAGCTTCAATAAAAAAGACCGAATGTCGTGATGAACTTTCGTTTCCACGAATAAACGTTAAGATTTTTCTTTGAATCTGAACCGATTGGTTTGTATTTTTCTCTAAACAGAGCATGTTTTTTACCTAAATTAAATACTTCTGATATACAACCATTTTTTACCAAATTCCATAAATAAATAATATCTAATAAATTATAAGATGGCAAATTGCGGATTTCAATATTATAAGCAAGACTACAACCCAGAACAAGAAAAAACGAATACGTTTATTAAATTTCTCCTCTGTAATCAAAAACAAATCCAAAAATTAACGGATGCCTTTTATTTAGCAGGTCAACAACAGAAGGCACAGGGCAAATTCTATTGTTATCGTTATGTCAATATCCTCCGGAATTTACCGGACCCCTGTAATAAGTGCTCATATTGCGACAAGGATGGCTGTAGCCCAGCGAGTCGTGTCTATTACGCGCAGACGCTCTACCTCTTTTGGACTACGAGCCAGAAAATGGCGAAGGATCGGGCTTTCGCTCTTGATTTGATTGCGAACCGCGAGCTTGAATATTTCAATTCATACACAAAGCAATATCAGATTATGATATTGGACGATTTAGATATCCAAGTTTTACTCATTTATGCAATGGGAGAGCAAATTCAGGGCCTATATAAGGCCTCCAATAATTGCTTTTGGTATTTAGAACAGGCCCGAGACTTCTGTTATCTGGCAAATTTCCCCTTTGATTTAGCGGGATGTATGTTGGTCCCCCTTAAATACAGCGCCCGTGAATTTCGCGAACTGACTTTCACAACGAGCGACTCATTCTCCAATAATTACACAAATCAGGGAAGCAAGTGTTTTTTGAGTAAATGTAGTGATCCAGCCGAGAAATAAATGTATGATATAATATGTCATATAATAGTCTGACTTATTTCGATTTAGACTTAAAAACGCTCACGCCAATGGATAAATTTATAATGAGGGCCTTCGTTGATGAATCATATCTTACGAACTTGTATCAGGCGACTGACTGGGCCCAACAGTTGAAGATGCAAGGGCAGACATACTGCTATCGCTATGTCCCTCAACAGGCGGGACTCTATTCGAAGATGTATGACCAAAATGATTTGATTGACCTGACATTCATCTCATATATTGTCCCGAATCCATATACATATGATTTTTCTGTTCCCTTTAATGTGAATGGGCATATTATTTATGTTGATGAAGTGGATAAGAGCTTTATTATTGCGAGGAAGGGTCGCGAGTTTTATGGAAGCCTTTACGCAGCGCTTGAAATGGCGAAGGAATTTAGGGGAAATGGGCGCTATTATTGCTATAATATGGTTACGCCAAATTGGTTTTTACCGGAGAATCATTACGCTGCGGGCATTCCGGGACAGAAGTTGATACTCCTATGGTATAATATGAATTACGTTATTAAGAATCCGTAGGTGAATCAAGATATAAAAATTATTTGGTTTATATCTTGCGATTCCATAAAATAAACTATGATTATATTATATAAAATGAGCTTACCATCGAGATATTGGAATCAATCGACCGTTGATTTAGCGGATGATCTATTACCAACTATTTTAGCGGGGAAGACAGATGAGGAGATTATAGTCATACTAGACGACCCCATTAATCAACCTCTTGTTGATATACTTCGGAGTTTCTGTAATCAGACGTATCGGGTCCAGATAAATGTGAATCGGGGATTGAATGTGTGTTGTTATAATGTGATATGGGAGAATTTAGGAGGGGTCCGTTTGATAGACCCACGCAATATGTCGAACCTGAATTATTTGACGTTTTCGAGCGGGGCAGAAGAAAGGAGTAAATTTATATTTGCGGTTCTACACGTTGTTCGAGTGAATTTGCGGGGATACTTACAGCAGACACTAAAATCACAGGGATTAACGTATTGTCCTGAGAATATTATATTGGATAAAGTATGTTAGATGATGAACCGACATTATTAAATAAAGAAGGAATACCATTCAAGTTTGTGGAAAAAAAAGATGAAGAGGAAAATGAAGAGGAAAATAAAAAAGAAATTATTATCAAATCTTCTCAGCCATGTTGTAATTTAAGACAAGCAATAAGTGCAGTATCAATTGATTATAATTTATCACAATATCTAAATTATCGAAAATATGTTCCATATTACATGCGATTCGTGGATCCATATTATGAATTTGATGATTATAATGTCGCAATTAACTCAAAAACACTATATGGATGTTGTTTAAGACGACAAGTTAATGGTTCCACAAATTTAGAATTACTAAATTTAGAAGAAATATTTAATGTGTTTGTTCCAAGTATACTAATAACAAATCCTCTTGAAATAAAATATAAAGATACAATCAGAAATCAATTTATTTCATTTTGCTTAAATATAGAAAAAACATATTTATTCTATAATGATGGAAAATTAACTTGTAATAATTTACTTGTTCCATGGGCAAGTATAACTCCATTTGGTTTAAATGTGTATGAGATAGTATCATCAATTTGTGATTATTCATTGATATATATGGACCAATTTTTATTAGACCCACTTGATCAATATAATATTTATACATTATCTGTAAATTATTTTCAAGTATTTAATAATATGGTATCCATAAATTATGATACTATATTAAAAATCGCATATAATGAACCATATATTAGAACAAACACAGATACTAACTTTTTTCAAATTATTAATTACACATATTCTCTAATGTCATTTCTTTATGGAACTTCCAGAAAATTACTTCTTGGACTCGAAACAGGATTATCGAAATTATTTATTGAAACATTTTTTCCAAGAAATCGTCAATTATATTATTACAGTTTATATAATTCATGGATTATATCTCGGATTCAATATAAGGGTTTTGGAGACCGCATTAATAGTAGTAATGGAGATGGAACATTCATTCAAACAACTCAACAACCATATACTGGATGGAAAACTTCCTGGAACTAATTGAATTCAATTATTTTTAGATTTTTATTAATATATTCAAAAATCCCATTATTTTTTTCCAATGAATATTGGAGAACTTTTTTTGAATTAATATATTTCTCATTACTTATAACATTGTAATCATATAACTTAGCAATTTGTCTTAATACAGTAATCATTTTCTTCTCATTCATATTCTTCAAGTATTTATCTATTTTACAAGGAATATAATATTCTTCAAATTCATTGTAAAAATCATTGAAACGTTCAAGCGTTTTATAGTTAGTTAAATTATCTCTTGTAAATTTACGGCAGTCATTAATATCAGTTAGTCCGAATATTTTGGCAAACCGGCTAAATAAATCAAGAGTCGGATGCTTTCTAAATAATTGATTATTTTTCATTATCTAAATTATTAATAGATTTTTTTATAAATTATTACTCGGAGTTCCAAAATATCGAGTTGTTCTCATATTTGAGGTATCATTCGTTCTTGACTTCGCCTCATTCTCATAGCGCGTGTCCTTCGGAACAATTCCAAACCCACTTATACGCTGGGAAACATCATTATTATAATTTCGGTGGGGAATATCTA